TTCACATTGTTAGATACGAAGAGCTTGATGAAATGCTTTCAATTCCTTATGCAAAATTCCTTACTAAATAAATAAAAAACTCCTATCAATATAAATGTCTCATACTCTACAAAAAATTGAGATAATTATTCTCATTCAAGATGGAGATAAATTTTAATGGCAAGAAGAGTATTGATAGAAAGCAAACCATCTATCACAAAAGTCGGATCTCAAGGAACCCCATTAGAATATTATGTTCAAACTGAATATCAAGTAGATAATAACGGAAAATTAATTGCGGGGACACAAAAATCATATATTGCTTATAACAATTCAACTATTCCGGGAATAAAAAATTTTGTTCAGGCAGCAGAAACTTCTAATGGAGGTGCTAGTTGGACTTTCAAAAATGGGATAGATGGAAAACCTATTTTTGGCGCTGATGCACAAAAATCTCTAAAAGAAGGTGCTTTAAAAACAGATACTCAAAACGCAATTTCAAGTTCTGCACAAAAAGCATCCCAACCATTATCAAATGAAGACCAAAAACAGTTAGCAGCAAGTTCTAAAAACCAGGCATCAGACACAGTAAATGCAGAAGAATCTCAACGTGCTTTGGGAGAAGAATTAGAAAAATCAAAAACACTTTCAAGATTTAATTTTCCACAAGACTTAAGATATCCAGCAGATCTTCAAATTGATTATCAAGATGTAATACAATTTAATATGTTAAGATATGAACCAAGAAATATAAATACGTCTGCAAATCAAGGTTTAGGAAGTTTAGGTGAAAGAAGTAATTATACTTCGAGGATAATTGGAAAAGTTTTCTTACCAATACCAGGTGGTATTTCGGATACTAATGCAGTGACTTGGGGAGGTGATGAAATGACTCCTTTAGAAAAAAGTTTAGCAGAATTTGCAAATTCATTTATTACTGAGGGTGCTAGTGCAGCAGCAGATACTGCCGGAACACAATTAGGAAATGTACAAAAAAGTTCTTCAGATCTTAGAACTGGAGTAGCGGCAATTTTTACATCTCAAGCAGTTGGAAAATCTAATATTTTATCAAGAACCAAAGGTGCTGTATTTAACCCAAATATGGAGTTACTGTTCTCAGGTCCAACACTAAGACCTTTTAACTTTACTTTTAAGTTATCAGCAAGAGGCACTAAAGACAGAGATCAAATCCGCCAGATTATAAGATTTTTTAAACAAGGTATGGCGGTACAAAGAACACAATCTCAATTATTCTTAAAAGCACCTCATACATTTAAGATTAGGTATCTACATAAAAATAAAGATCATTCGTATTTAAATCTAATTAAAGAGTGTGCTTTACAATCTTTTACTGTCAATTATACTCCTGAAGGAAATTATATGACCTTTGCTGATGGTATGATGACTTCTTATGAAATTAGTATGCAGTTCCAAGAACTTGAACCAATCTTTAATGATGATTATTCCAAACTTCCAGGAAAAGATACAGACACCGAAATAGGTTACTAAAATGGCAAATCAGTATTTTAGAAAAGTTCCAGATTTTGAATATGTAAATAGACTTCCTAACTCAAAAATAGGAGACTATATCCAAGTTAAAAACTTTTTTAAAAGAGGAAAAATCAGACCAGATATTTTTAAGAATTTAGTGTTCTTTGAAAAATATAAAATAATCGGTGATAATAGACCTGACAATGTTGCCTTTGAGTATTATGGGGATGCAAATTTAGATTGGATTGTTTTAATTTCTAACAACATTCTTAATATACAAACAGAATGGCCCTTAACTCAAACATCATTCGACAACTACTTATTTGAAAAATATAAAGTTGTTGGAGATTCTGAAACAGATACTTATAATAGAATATATAATGGAATACATCACTATGAAACAGTCAAAGCAACTAATACTTCTGGAACAATTTTAGTACAAGAAGGATTACGAGTAGATGAAAATTATTCACTTACATATTACGATGAATTTGTTTCAGGATATTCTACAATATATCCAGTAGTTCCAATCACAAATTACGATTATGAAGAAAAAATTGAAGAGAATAAAAGAAATATATTTTTACTTAAACCAAAATATTTGAATATTATTATTGATGATATGGATGATATTATGAAATACGAAAAAGGTTCCGGTCAATTTAAAACCGAAACCTTAAAGACTGCAGATAATATTAAGATTTATCTGTAATCAACTATCAACCAGTTTCTGGAAGTATGAAAGAGCATCATCTTCGTCATCATCATCGGAAGAAATTTTAGGAAGAGAAGGAGTCTTTGAACGAGCATAAGACTGTTCCAATTCTTCTACGACACGATCTTGAGGCGTTGGAGTTTGAACAAACTCTTCAAGATCGTCTTCCTGTTCAACTACTGCACGAGAACGAGTAGGAGATGAAGTCTTGATACCAAGAACCATATTCATACGACGTTCAAGATCTTCATATGATTTAAATTGGTCAAGTGAAGTAATTGCAGTCAGAGAATACTCTTTCTTCCAAATAGATTCAAGAGCATCATCGTCATCCAGTAGAGGTGCTACACGATCAAATTCTGATTTGTCGTAATTCCAATACCCATCTTTCTTTACGATTTTGAGTTTAAAATTAGCACCTGCCCAGAAATCAAAAGGATTGATAGGTTCTTCGTCTTCAAATTCTGGTTGCATTGCTTCCATAATTTTATCAAAGATTTTCTTACCATACTTAAAAAGAAAAACTTTTCCTTCATTTTGGGGATTTGCAGGATCCTTTACAACGTAAATATTGCTGTAATAGTTAAGCTTACGTTTTTGCTTTCGAACAATTTCTTTATTCGTTTCAGATCCAGTATTCCAAAGTTCGCGGTTATATTCACCAAGAGGATCTTTTTGACCAATAGTAGTCAAAGAATTTTCAATATACCATCCACCAGGTCCTTGGAAAGCGTGAGAATACATTTTTGCCCAAGGGAGTTCTTCCCCATCAGGTGCAGGAAGAAAACGGATCACTGCAGATCCTACTCCATCCTTTCCCATCTCGGGTTTCCATAGACGATCATCAGTACCACCAGAAGTAGTAGCACTCATTTTTTCAACCTCTTTCACAAGTTTTTGTGTAAGAGAACCAAGGGAAGATTGTTTTTTAAGAGATTCAAAAGACATTTAGATTACCTTTATAAATTGTATTTGGCTTTTGTGACTTTGCTTAAGGGATTGTCTAGCCCAATATATTCTAGCAGTCAGAACCCGTTTTGTCAATCTGCTCTTTCATCACTTCAAGCATTTTGGACATATTATTCAAGATGATGTTCATATCAGTCCCCTTTGGCATTCCCATCATAACTGCAGATTCCATTACACGATGTTTCATTTCAATTGCTTCAGGGTCATCTGATAAACTCAATCGGGTATAAAGAACTTTTTGTTTCTCTAAAAGTTTTTCAAGAACTTCAACGTGCTCAAGTTTTTCTTCTTTACTCATTATAGGAAACTTAAAAATGTTTCCATAGATATGTTCCTGAAGTTCTGCAATTTCAGTCATTTCTGAACGAACAACTTCTGATTTAAAAAAACTCATTTATCCTCCAAAATAACGTTCTTTAAAATTTTTCGAAATTTAAACACGTCAATATTTAGAAAAGGATTATATTTTTTAATTCTACGACTTACAGTTTCCCAGACTGGATCTTGAAGTTTCTTATTAAAATTCTTTGAATAATCAAAAATTTTATCATAAAGAACCATTGTCTCTAATGATACTTTACCACTCAAAAATTTTTTAAGGAGTGGAGGATGCCCCTTTGTGCAATTGAAGACATCATCAAATTTGTTTTCCTCAAATAAAGACTGACTTTCTTCTTTAAAGATATAAGAAAGAGATTGAACCTTCCTTTGCCAGGTTTGATATCTTTCCTCACCTTCTTTAATCATTTCACCTATCCAAAGAGTTTCTGGATCGGGACAAGATGCAAAATTAGCAACAAAAAATTCTACTACTTCTTGCTCTGATTTTTGCCTTGCTAATTTTTCAAACCAGAATCTGTCCTTACGTTTGTAGAAAGATTGAATAGTGGCACGACTTTTTCCACAATATTTAAAATAATCATAGTTATTATCAACAAAATGCCTTTTTAATGACAAATAACATTTATAGACATCAAAAGGAACCACTTTATTCATCCTCATTACTATTTTCAAGTTTTTTCTTATTGTAATATTGTTTTATATATTGCCTATGCTTTTCTCTATTTTTCTTTCTATATTCCTCACCATAATTTTTTTTATATTCTTTTCTTTTTTCACTTTCTCCTTCATTATATTTTTCTCTTTGTTTCTTGTTTAATTGCTCTTTATTATCTTGCCAGTATTGTTTTCTACTTTCTAAATTTCCATAGTATCTTTCATTTTGTTTATTATTTAACTTTTCTTTATTTTTTA